CCCCAGCGCACTTACTGCTACGTATAATAATGGTTCGTCTGGTGTAGGAGCTACACTTACAAACAGTGGCACACAAGCTGCACTAGTTATTGATGGTGTAACACTAGCTACCAGTGACCGTGTACTTGTGTATAACCAATCTAATGCAGCACACAATGGTATTTATACAGTAACCAACACAGGCTCTGCATCTACTAATTGGGTACTTACCCGTGCTACAGACGCAGACAGTTATGCTCCATCAGACCCAGATGCAATGGGTGAAGGTGACGCATACTTTGTTAAAGAAGGCGACACAGGCGCTGGCGAACTATATGTGATGAATACTAGTGGTACTATTACATTTGGTACTACTGCTATTAACTTTACAGTTATTGCTGAGACAGCCGTATATAGTGCAGGAAATAGTTTAACTCTTACTGGCACTACTTTTGACACAATACAAGATATACAAACATCAGCAAGTCCTACATTTGCTGGTGCTACTGTTAACGGTAACATCACAGTTACAGGCACTGTAGATGGACGTGATGTTGCTGCAGATGGTACTAAGCTAGATGGCATTGAAGCTAATGCTGACGTAACAGATACAGCCAACGTGACCGCCGCTGGCGCACTCATGGACAGTGAAGTCGCAAACCTTGCACAAGTAAAAGCTTTTGACAGTGCTGATTATGCTACGGCTGCACAAGGCACTACAGCAGATAATGCTTTACCTAAAGCTGGTGGCACTATGACAGGCAACATTGTCATGTCTAGTACAGAAACTGTGGATGGTAGGGATCTATCTGTAGACGGAGCTAAACTAGATGGCATAGAATCTGGTGCTACTGCTGACCAGACTGCATCAGAGATACTTACAGCTATTAAGACAGTAGACGGTTCTGCATCTGGTCTTGACGCAGACTTACTAGATGGACAACAGGGTAGCTACTATCTTAACACAAGCACATCATTCAGTGGTGACGTAAGTGGTACTTATAACGCCATAGTCGTAGCAAATGATAGTCATACCCATGATACCAGATACTTGCAGCTTACTGGGGGTACATTTGCGGATAATGCTGTTATTAAATTTGGTTCTGATGAAGACCTAAGAATTTACCATAGTGGTTCGTTTGGTTTAATAGATAACAGTAGTTCTTCTAATACCCCTCTTATAATTGGAAATAATGGCAATGATCAACAAATAAGAATAAGAACTAAAAAGACAGGCGAAGCTACAACAACCAATATTTTTATTGCAGATGGAGCAACTGGCGAAGCGCAGCTTTTGCATTTAGGTGATGAAAAGCTCGCAACCAAAAGTACAGGTATTGATGTAACAGGCATAGTCACAGATGACGGTGCTACCCATGATGGTGATGTTACGTTTACGGGCGCGTCTTATAATGCCCTCTGGGATAAATCAGACAATGCCCTTGAATTTGCAGATAATGCTAAAGCTGTATTTGGAACTGACAGTGACTTTGAGCTTTATCACAATGGTTCACATTTATTTTTATATAATAATACTGGTAGTAATTATTTCAGGTCTAATAGATACGCCTTTTCAAATACAAGTGGGACACTTATGGCCAACATGTATTCTGGGGGTCAAGTAGAGTTATATCATTCAGGATCAGAAAAGTTTAGAACTACGTCATCAGGAATTGATGTAACTGGCAATATTGCTGTCTCAGGCACTGTTGATGGTCGTGATGTTGCAACAGATGGGACAAAGCTGGATGGGATCGAAGATAGTGCGGATGTAACCGATGCGACAAACGTAGCGGCGGCAGGTGCGGCTATGACCACGGGGGCGACATTTACAGGTGCTGTTGGTGTTGATGCAAACTTTGATGTTAAAAATAACAGATTTACGGTAGACTCCTCAACAGGTAATACCTTTGTTCTTGGTTCTTTGACTGCTTCAGGCACAATATACGCAAACAACGGGGCTACTTTCGGCGACAACGACAAAGCCATCTTCGGCGCTGGGTCTGACCTACAGATTTACCACAACGCAAACAACAGTTACGTTCAAGATGTTGGCACTGGCAAATTACACATCACAAGTGATGGCACAGGTGTAAGCATCGACAAAGGCACATCAGAATTAATGGCTACGTTTGATACAGATGGCGCAGTTACGCTTTACTACGACAGCGCAGCCAAACTCGCCACCACCAGCACAGGCATTGACGTAACGGGCAACATTACAGTCTCAGGTACCGTTGATGGTAGAGATGTTGCAACAGATGGGACTAAATTAGATGGTATTGAAGCAGGTGCAACTGCTGATCAGACTGCTAGTGAAATCCTTACTGCTATCAAAACTGTAGATGGCTCTGGTTCAGGCCTAGACGCTGACCTGTTGGATGGTAACCACGCAAGCGCATTCTTGACAGGAAACCAAACAATTACTTTGTCAGGTGATCTATCTGGATCTGGCACAACATCCATCGATGCGCAGCTTGCTTCTAACGTTGTCGGTGCTGCTGAATTAAACGTAACGGGTAATGGTACAACATCGCAGTTTTTACGCTCTGACGGTGATGGTACATTTACTTGGGCAACGCCTGAAGGATCCATTCCCTCTGGTACTGTTATGCTATTTGCACAGACTGCGGCCCCGACAGGCTGGACAAAATCCACGGCACACGACAACAAGGCATTGCGCGTTGTTTCAGGTACCACTAGCTCTGGCGGTTCCGTAGATTTTACAACTGCATTTGCATCTCAGGCAATTAATGGATCTATTGGAAATACTACAGCGGGTGGATCAATTGGAAATACCACTGCGGGTGGGTCTGTTGGATCTACAACCCTGACAACATCAACAATCCCAAGCCACAGGCATACTCGCATACAGGCAGGGGGAGTGCTAGAGGTAGGGGAAAACACTCCCTTTAATACAGCGTATTGCCGCTCTATACATTATCGCGGCGGTAATGACTTTACAGCCTCGCCTTTTATGACCAACTATACGGGTAGCAGTGGCTCTCACAACCACAGCTTTTCAGGTACAGCCCACAACCACAGCTTTTCAGGTACAGCCCACAATCACAGCTTTTCAGGTACAGCCGTAGATCTAGCCGTACAGTATGTTGATGTTATTATTGCGACGAAAAATTAGATATGAAGATTGAGCCTAAAAACGGTTGCCCATTAAATAGTTTTGAGCCATGCAAGCAATTAGATTGCGCTTGGTTTGTACAAATTCGCGGCATGAACCCAAACACAGGGAAAGAGATAGATGAGTGGGGATGCTCTATGGCATGGCAACCTATTTTAATGATTGAAAACTCTCAGCAACAGCGCCAAACAGCGGCGGCTGTAGAAAGTTTTCGCAATGAAATGGTTGTATCAAATCAAAATACTCTTAAGTTATTTTATAACAGCTCACTAAAGGAGATTGAGAAATGAGACTTACAGTGGTTCCAATTGATGGAACGGTAGTCAAAAATGGGGTGAGTTATTCAGATCTTGACTTATCTGGCGCTAATATTCCTTCTAATATTCATGCGTTGCAATGGCAGGGGCAGAGTGGTTGGATTGAGCTAACAGATATGGCGAACATCCCATTGACAGAGTTGCCTGAATGGGCAGAGGCAGCTTCAGCTATATGGGACAATGCTGAAGCCATAGCTAACGCCCCGCCGCCTGATCCCACGCCGGAGGAGCTTACTGCTATTCGTATATTGGAACTAAAGGATCTGCTCCGCGAAACTGATTATGTCGTTCTTTCTGATTATGACAGAGATAAGCCTGATGTTATTTCTCAACGCGCTGCGTGGCGTGAGGAGATTAGAACGCTTGAGGCTGAGTAATTAAGGTTTTAAGAGAATAACTAAATGCTAGGCTTTAGTAGTTTTTCACAGGCTTCTTTTTCCTCTTTAGGGGTTACCTCTTTAGGGGCGCTTGCTTTCTTGGCTACTACAGCGTCTAGCTTTTCAATTGCTGCTATTACCTCTAACGGTCAGGCAGGTCCAGTACTCCCTTCTGCCTCTGCTACTTTTACAGCAAATGCATTTGGTGATGTAGATGCACAAGCTACAACAGAACTAATAAATGCTTTAGCTTCATTTAATATAGCTACACTGGCTGATATAGATGCACAAGCTAATACTACTCTACCAGCAGCTACTGCTACTTTTACTGCAGCAGCATTTGGTGACGTAGATGCACAAGCAAGTATAACTTTTTCGGGTGCAACCTCTACTTTTGCTGCATCAGCACTTGACTTTGATGCACAGGCAAGTATAACTACTTCTAATGTAATATCTTCTTTTAGTATTAATGACTTTACTTCTGTAACAGGTTTAGCTAATATTACACCAAGTGGTGCTACAGCTACCTTTGCATTAGACATAGACTTTGACGCTAAAGCAAACACAAGCATAGGCGGCTCTGTTACAGCTACACTTACTGCCTCAGATGTTGAGGGTGATGGACAAGCAAGCGGATTCTTAACTACTACTGCAGCATTCCTCTCAATCTACATTACAGACTTTGCAGATGAGGACGCACAAGCTAGAGCGTTTATGCCAGTGGCAGCGTCTAGCATTACAGCAAGTGCTTTTGGTGACATAGATGCTAAAGCTAATACAACTAGTCAATCTGTAACAGCAGCACTAGAAGCATCAGCATTTGATGATGTAGACGCTAAAGCTAACATAACGCCCAGCGCAGCAACAGCTACGATAGTGAGCACAGATGTTGAAGGTGATGGTCAAGCAACTATTATACCCTCTTCTCTCTTACTAACACAGGCTGTTAACTTAGATGATCCTACTGCTGTAAGATTTGACTTTACTCCATTTATAGATACATATGATAGAAATAGAATTATTTATGTAGTATCCTATGGAGGTAGTGATACAGCACACATTAGAGAAGAGAACAGAACAGTTTACATAGAAAAAGATACACAAAATAAAACTGTGTATATTGCAGCATAAGGACTAAAGATGTCTTATAAGTGGCCTAATAAAGATCCCGACGAGAGTAACGTTGATTACAGCGTAGATTGGTCACGTTTCTTAGGTAGTGATACTATTTCTTCTGCCTCTTGGTATATATACGATGCGGATGGAAATAAAGGTAGTGCTTTATCTGACTCTGATGTGGTTAATGGATTACAGTTTGTTACAGGTACCGTTAATACAGCAAACACTGTAGCCACTATACGACTATCTTTAGGTACAAATAATGTAAGATATAGAATTGTTTGCAGAATAAATACATCAGATAATGGATACTTTGAGCGCTCTATTTATTTGCGCGTTAAGGAAAAATAAAAATGGCGTATGATTATTTAGGCTTAGTTAATGATGTTAACCGTAGGTTAAATGAAGTAGAATTAACTTCTGGTAACTTTTCTACTACTACAGGTTATTATAGCTTTGCTAAGGATGCAGTCAATGCTGCTATACGACACATCCAGCACGAAGAGTTTGAATGGCCTTGGAACCACGTAGAAGAGATTGAGGCTCTTGTACCTGGAACTGTTAGATACGGTTTTCCTTATGATGCTAAAACAATTAATATGAATACGTTTAGAATTAAACGTGATAACTCTCTTAATGTTACTACTAAAAAGTTAAAGATCTTATCTTACGAAGAATATCTGGACAAGTATGCTGACTTAGAGTATGATACAAATACAAGTAACAGAAGCGTACCTACACATGTAGCACGTACACCAAGCCGTGAGTTTATGCTTTATCCTAATCCAGACAAAGCTTATGAATTAATATATGAATACTATACTACAGGCTTTGACTTAGAAAATGCTACAGATGTACCTAATCTACCAGAGCAATATAAGTATGTAATTGTTGATGGCGCTATGTATTATGTATATCAATTTCGTGGTGACTTACAAGCAGCACAACTATCCTTAAGTAAATTTGAGGATGGCATTAAATATCTACGTAGTATTCACATTAATCGCACTGATTATCTAAGAGATACAAGAGTACATTACTAATGGCTACACAGTGGCAAACATTTCCTATTGAGTTTAGAGGTGGGTTGATCTCTAACCTATCACCGTTGCAACACGGTACTAATGCTGTGGGTTCTGCTACTATTCTACAGAACTTTGAGCCAAACAAAGAAGGTGGCTACTCTAAGATCAAAGGTTACGAAAAGTTTAGTACCACTACTGTTCCGGGTAGTGGTCCTATACTAGCACTTAAAGTAATTTCTTCAGGCCGTATCATTGTTGCCCGTAAGAACGCAAGTAATTATACTCAGTACTATTACGGTACAGGTACCACGTGGACTAGCATGGCTACTAGCGCAGGTACTAACGGCGGTAAAGCACGACACGTAGAGTTTAACTTAGACGGGGATGACAAAGTAATATTTGTAGATGGTACGAACTACCCTGCCATCTATAATACATCTGGTAACACTACTACTTTTATGACATCTGCTAATAGTACAGATGTAAGTGGCGCAGAGCATGTAGCTATATTTAAGAATACAGCGTTCTACAGTAAAGGCAACAGTATATTTTTTACTGCCCCTTTTACAGTGGACGATTTCGATGTAGCAAATGGTGCAGGTAGTATTAACTTAGGTGCAGATGTTACAGGGTTAGCAGTCTTTCGTGATCAACTTATTATATTTACAACCAATAGTATTAAACGTCTGACAGGTAGTACCTCTGCTGACTTTCAAGTAGCCCCAATTACAGATCGCATAGGCTGTATTAATGGCGACACTATTCAAGAAGTTGGTGGTGATATTATTTATTTAGCTCCTGATGGTTTGCGCCTCTTGAGTGCCACAGATCGTATTGGTGACTTTGCTCTAGATGTTGCATCTGATAAAATACAGAAGGATGTTATAGACTTCCTTAACACTGCATCAATCTTTTCCTCTGTAATACTAAGAGAGAAAGCACAGTACCGTATATTTGCATATGTAGCATCTGAACTTACATACGTTGCCAAGGGCTTAATTGCTACAAAGTTTATTTCTCAAGGTGCTTCAGGTTTATCTTGGGCTACAACTAAAGGAATTAAAGCTTACGTAGCAGACAGTCGCTACGCTAATGATCAAGAGACTGTAGCCTTTGCTAATGAAGATGGTTACATTTATATTTTAAACACAGGTAATACTTTCGATACGGACATCATAGAAGCAATTTACGAATCTCCATATATGCCTATAGCAGATCCACAGATGCGTAAGACATTTTATAAAATGACTTTGTATGCTGAGCCTACAGGTAGTATGAGCTTAGATGTTAATTTAAAATATGACTTTGCATCTCCAAGCAATACAAAAAAAGTTCAACCTTCTACTTTTAGTATTGTATCTAGCGGCAATACTACATTTGTATACGGTGCATCTAATGCAATATTTAATACTGCTACATATGGCGGTGAGCTAGATGAAGACTTCTCAGCAAATGTAATAGGTTCAGGTAAGACAGTAGCATTACGAATTGAAGATAGTTCAACAAATCCAACCTTCACGCTCGACACAGCGATATTAGAATTTAGACAAAACGATAGGCAGTAGTTATGGCAGGTTACACACGTCAAGATACAGCAAACAACATTGCTAACGGTAACGTTATTGATGCAGACGACTTTGATGCGGAATACAATGCCGTAGAATCTGCCTTTAACGCATCCTCTGGTCATAGACATGACGGTACAGCAGGTGAAGGTGCACCTATTACAAAGGTAGGCCCAAGCCAAGACTTGATTGTATCGGCAACAAATGTCAATCCTAAGACAACCAACACGCTAGACCTTGGTGTTTCAGCAGGTGTTAAGTTTAAGGATGGATACTTTCAAGGTACACTTGTAGGCGAGACAGCAGTTAAGGCTGGCACCAACAGGTATATGACACTAACAGATAATGAACTTGATGTATCTACAGGTAATCTTACTGTTGATGTAGAGGGTGATATTACTCTTGATGCCAACGGCGGTGATATTCTTCTTAAGGATGACGGTATTACTTTTGGTGGTATATCAAATTCATCAGGGGAAACAGTAATTAAATCAGGCTCTACCCCTACCACTGCTATTACACTTTCGGGCGCAAATGCTACGCTTGCAGGTAATACTATTGTATCAGGTACGTTAGACGTAACAGGGGTTGTTAACTTTAACAATACTACAGCAAGCACATCTAATACTACAGGTGCTGTTATTGTTGATGGCGGTATGGGTGTTGCTGATGACGTAAACATTGGTGGAGATGTAGACATAGATGGTGACCTTACCGTATCAGGTGTAGGTAAGAACATCACAGGTAACTTGATTGGTGATGTGAAGAGTACAAACGGTACTAGTGTGCTTGATAGTGGTACTAATGGAACAGATGCAAGCTTTACAGGGTCAGTAACAGGTAACGCATCTACAGCTAGTGCATGGCAGACAGGTCGAACTTTTGCGTTAACAGGAGATGTCGCTGGTTCTGTAACAGGTGTAGACGGTTCTGGTAATGTATCAATATCAACTACAATACAGGCAAACTCTGTTGCGCTGGGTACAGATACAACAGGTAATTACGTAAGTAGCTTGGTTGCTGGTACAGGCGTTACTCTTACTAATAACTCAGGAGAAAGCGCTACACCTACTATTGCCATTGGTCAGGCTGTGGCTACAAACTCAAACGTAACCTTTAACAACATTACTGCTTCTGGTAATCTTACAGTAAATGGCACGACTACTACAGTTAATACTACCAACACCACTGTATCAGATAGCCTTATTGAGCTAGGTAATGGCACATCAGGTACACCTGTTAATGATGCTGGTATTGTTATTGAACGTGGTGACAGTAATAATGCCTTTATTGGTTGGGATGAAAGCGCAGACAAGTTTAAAGTAGGTACAGGTACATTTACGGGTGCATCTACAGGTGATCTTACTATTACTACAGGAACACTTGTAGCTAACATTGAAGGTAATGTCACAGGTGATTTAACAGGTAATGCTGATACAGCTACAGCTTTAGCAACTGCACGTACTATTTCTTTAACTGGTGATGTATCAGGATCAACTTTTTTTGATGGAAGTGGAAATGTAAGTATTACTGCCACAGTAGCAGACGACAGTCACAACCACGTTATATCTAACATTGACGGTTTGCAAACTGAGATTGATACAAAAGCAGAATTAGCTGGATCTGCAAGTCAGGCATTTTCTGCTTCTACTTTAAATGCTACAACAATAGACTTAGGTGATTGGACTATTACACAATCAGGTACAGATTTAAAGTTTGCTTATCAGGGTGTAGATAGACTTAAATTAAGTAGTGCAGGTGCACTTACAGTAGAAGACGATGTAACAGCGTTTGGTAATGCGTAATGACAGTCACTTCTTTAGATACACTCAATAAACCAAGTGGGGCAATATCTTTAAGTGACCTTAGAACTTACTATGGTCAGTCAGGTGCAGTAAGCCTTAATGGTACTTTTAATGGGGGAGCTAATGCTGTTCCTGACAGCTTACCTGCATCAGGAGTTTCAACATCTATATCCTCTTATAGAACAGCAAACAGAATATTAAAAAAGAAAGGCACTACCCAAACTATTACAAGTGGCACATCATGGACACCAGCACAATCTGGTTGTGTTCAATATCATGTGTATGTGCTGGGCGGTGGAGGCTCTGGTGGCGGGTGTTCTACAGATAGTGGTCGTGAAAAAGTATCATCAGGTGG